TGGTTGTGACGCCGCCAGAGAAGCGGCAAGAAGTTCGCGAGCACTTGGACGAAGTCGTGCGTATTCTGAGTAAGCCGATCCTGAAAGCGTGAAGTGGTAAACGACCTGGTTGATTCTACCGAACAGATTCAAGCGGCGATTGACGCGTTGGGTGGAGCTACGTCGGGGGTCGCCGGTGGATACTTGACTGTACCGCGTGGCGAGTATCGCATTACGCGACCACTACAGTTCCGGCATTGGTCTGGGTATTTTTTAGGCGAGGGCGTTGGGAATTCGCCGCAATGGCAGCACAGCCCAGGGAACGGTACCGTCTTGCGGTGGGATGGTCCGCCAGGTCAACCGATGGTCAAGTTGGACAACTGCCGGAATTTGTTTTTTTCAAATATGCGATTTGCGGGTGGAGCTAATCAGCCGAGTTATTGCGTGGAGATGTCGGCCGAGAATATCGGTCATGGTGCGAATCAGGTGATCGGATTTGAATCGTGTTGGTTTGGTCGGTACCCGTGGTCGTCTCAAGGGTTGCATCGCGGCGATGTGATCGGTGGGATTGGGTTCACTGGCCCGAATCGCATGAACGACAAGTTCCGAATCAATAACTGCATGTTTCGGCATTGTGATGTTGGTATTGATTTGCCGAACACGCAATCGATTTGGGGTAGTGTCAATGACAGTATCTTCGACCATTGCGGTGTTGGTGTCCGCACCTCATCGACCATGACAATGTACAACGGCCAATGGAATTCTTGCGGAGTTGATTTGTCGATCGACAGTTCCGCTCGGGTTACAGTGTTTGGCGGCTATTCCGAGCGATGCCGGCAGATGGCCAAGTTAGGGTTCGATTCGTATCTGTCTGTCGTTGGTGGATTGTGGCAGGTTGGCACCGTGCAAGAACACGGCGGCATATTGGTCGACATGTATCCATCGCGTCGGGCCAGCTTGCGTTTGGATGGGGTGCAGTTTACGCAATTGACCAATCCAGCTCGAGCACGGATTCGGGTCGGCGGCGAACGGTCGACAGGATCGGTTGGCAATTGGTTGATAGATATTGCCGAATGTGAGGGGATCGTTCCAGAACAGATCGACATCATGCCCGATTCGTTTTGGGCGCAGGTGCCGTTATCTCGCGGCCGCGTGTCTTGGAAATCGCGAACAGCTACTGACCAGTTTTTGTTTCAGAATATTTTACAGCGAGGCGGCCGAACCAGAATCAACTCGAGTCGCTGGGATACCTCGGCGGAAGTTTTAACCGATCGATTGGAGTCGTGGACATGAGTTGGAATCTATTTGTTCCGCGTCGCCCATACAACCTAGTGGATGCCGCCCAGCGGATCACACCGTTGACGGACTTATGGGTCCAACGATCATCGACGACCAATGTGGTCTGTATGGTGCCGTTCAATGAAACGAACGCCTACTATTACGATTTCACAAAGGGCAGCGACGACGCCACGATCTTTGGCAATGCCTTCAATCGTTTATACACGATTCCGGGCGGCGTCATGACGCCCGGCACAAATCAACAATTGGTGAAGTCTGGCAGCAACTTCGAAGTGGCAATTTCGTTTCGCAAGAATGGCACCGCCGACACTTATCGCTTTTTGCCAGCCCACAGCGGGATCAACACTTGCACATTGGTAAGTCGCACATTCACACGGGATGGTGCGATAATGAACGTCGAAGGGGCTTATGTTCGTTGCGGCGAAGTGATCATCAATTCGTTGTACAATTGCAAACACCCTGACCAACCAGAAGACCTTGCCACCTTGAGGATCATTCACACGATTCGGGCCAATGCCGTCCGAGCCGATGTAACATTTGCGACATTGGGCGACATTCAAGTCGACGCCGGATATTCGATCATGTCGGCGACCGCGTTGGCCAGTCCTCGGCTATCTGCCGTCGGAACCAAACGACAACCGGTAGCCGTTGCGTTGACTGGATCCAATCAAGCCGTCCCAGATCCTGATCGAACCACGAGCGTGGTGTTTGGTAAGTCTGGCAACAGCACCGTGATTTTGTGTGATTGGTCGGAGAATGAACGGGCCACATTGGCCAACGATGAATTCACCAGCGGCCTTCGCCGGTGGTGGGTTGCTTCAACCAATAAGTATTACAACACGCCATTTTCCAATTGTGTCATTCCCGCCGGTCGCACCTTTTCATGGTCCGGCCGGTGGCGATTGGCCGAATGGTCGTCCCTTCTGTCATAGCCCGAGGATCTTTGTAAATGACCACCACCCAATCCACAGCCGACGGACAAGGCAACATCGCCGTGACCGCATCGTTGTCCACCACTCAAGCCATCGACATGCGGGCAATGCGTACCGCTTTTATCCGTTCCAGTGTCGCGATCACCGTGACATTCTTTGCTAGTCGCGACCTGAATGGAACCTACAAGGCGATCAAGTTGTCTGGCCACCTTGGAGCAAATCACACCCAAGCGTTGGTCGATGAATACCAACCCATGGATGCTGATTTGTTTCCGGTTCACTACCTGAAATTGGTCAGCGGAAGCGACGCCGCATCGATCGAAATCATGGGCAAAGCGTAGCCCGAATCGGCCCGCGAAAAAAACCTAAAAACCGCGATAAAAACCGCTTGAAAAGGGCCTAAAAACGGCCCAAAAATGGCCCAAAAAACGGGTGTTTGACCCCCCTTTTGGGTCCTGTTTGGACGGTGGGGACTGCGCGGGGTGGGGAACATCGCAAATTTCGGGCGCAAGGGGTGAAATAGGGGGGCACCATCATCATCATTTCGGACGCCGGGCGGGGTCTATGGCAAAAGCTGACCAAACGATCGTACTCACGCCGACGGAGGCGCTGCAAATTCGGGCACAAGTGGCGGCGATCGCGAGTCGGGCGTTGGGGGTTTTGGATCGCGAGTTGGATTTGTTGGCGGAGGCTGGGGTCGTGTATGACGAAGAAGGCAATCCGGCCAGTAGCCTGACGGAGTGGGCGAAGACTTTCAAGATCGTGGCGGATCAAGTGCGGCGGGATAATCCGACGGAGCATTTGGTTGATCGACGCGAAGAGAAACCAGCGGAAGCAGAGGAAAGCAAGCCAGAGGATGATAAGTCGAAACTGCGGACGCTGAAGCTGAGGGCGATTGGCTAGTGTACTTGATGCGAACCAACTGAAGGCAGAACTCGGGATCACGGAACCGCAACTGCGGACGTGGATGCGGGAGGGTATGCCTTCGCTGGCCAGCAAGCCAAAGCGAACCTTCGACGAAGCCGCAGTCGTGGAGTGGCTGCGGAAAACGGGAAAGGTCGAGGCGGAGCCGGAACCGGATCAGATCGTCACGACGCGGGCCGAACTGGCGAGTGTGTTGGGGGTCAATATCCGCACGGTGGCGGAGTGGCTGAACGATTCAGATTTCCCAGGGCACGCGGGGCAGCCGGGCCGGGCGAATGGATACTTCCCAATCGAGAAGATCCGCACATGGATGGCGTCGCGTCCACAGTACGAAGACGAATCCAGCGAGCTTAATTCAGCGCTGAAGCGGGAGCGACTCGAAAAGCTGCGATTGGAAAATGCCGAAACCGCTGGGCGGTTGATTGATCGGGCAGCGGTCGAGGGATGGGTCGCGCGGAAGGCCGCGTTGGCTCGGCAGAAGTTGGCGACACTCGAGCCAATTGTGATGGGATCGATTCCACCCGACATCGATCCGCGGGTCAAGGCACAATTGGCGGCGGACGTGCGATCGATCATCGATCAAATGCTGACGGAGTTGGGGCGGGCTTATAGGGACTCGGATGATAGCGACGACCACGACAATTAGCGATTGCTGCAGACTGGGGGAAATCGCGGCGGTATCGTTTTCGCCGGTCAGCGGTAGCGATCCGGTCACGATTGTTGAATCTAACTTTGCATTGTCTCCCGACGTCGAAGCGAGCTCGGGATTTATTGACCTGGACGAAATGCCGTGGTGGCGTCGTCCGTTGCAATTGCTGGCGGATCCAACGTGCAGTGATATGTCAGTGATGGGTTCGACCCAATTGGGGAAGACCGTCACTTTGATGTGTCTGTTGATTTTGGTTTACTTGTACGACCCATCACCATCCATGGTCGTTTTGCCCACGGAACCGGACGCGAAATTTTTCCGCGATCGCTTCTATCGAAACTGCGAAGAATCGGCGGACCATGTGGCGGAAGCGGTGCCCCCATCACGATTGCGGAACATGCAAGCGATCGAATTGCGGGGGATGCGGGCTTATTTGGCGTGGTCGGGATCCAGTCAACGCTTGCGGTCCAAACCGGCAAAGTATGTTTTCCAAACGGAAATCGACGTCTACGACTACAGCGGCGAACACGGGGACCCGACGCAGACCTCGGCCCGCCGAACGGACCAATTCTACGGATCCACCATTTACCGCGAATCGACACCGGTTGGCGAAAACTCCAAAATTCACGAATACCACGAAGCGGGTTCCAAAGAGAAATGGCACGTTACATGCCCGCATTGCGGCAAAGAGCAACCGCTAAACTTTTATCTTAACCGAGACAGCAAGGGCGGGATCGGTGGACTGTACACAGAAACGGGCGACCTGAAGACCCGCGACCAAGTCGAACAGGACGCCTATTACGTTTGCCTTGACGGATGCAAGATTGACAACAGTTTTAAGCGGTCCATGTTGCTTGGTGGTCGATGGGTTGCTACCTATCCAGAACGGTCAGCCAAGAGCCTGCATTTGTGGCAAATCTTCAACCACAAAAAGACATTTGGGAACATCGCGGCCGAGTACGTGAAAGCGGTCGAAGAAGGGACGATTCGCGAGTTTACGCAAGACGTGCTGGGCAAGCGATACGTGGCAAAAAACAAGCTGCCCATGTGGTCGTCGATTGCTAATCGATTGGCCTACACGCACAATCGCGGCACGGTGCCGGATGATGTATGGTTTCTCACAGCGGCGTCGGACGTGCAAGAGGATCGGGTGTATTGGTTGGTGGCGGGTTGGGGTCCTAATCGGACCTGCACCATCATCGATTGGGGTTGCTGGTTGCGATACAACCCGATGGGTGACGAAGAATTCGACGATCTCGCCCAGGTCCCCACGTTGCTGGACTTTGCCTATTCCGTCAACGGAACCAGCCCCATGGGATTAACCACCCTATCCCCACGCCTGGTTGGTTGCGACGCCAACTACCGCAAGAATCAGGTGATCGACATGATCTACGAAGAGGAAAACCCGCGATTGATCCCGGTTCGTGGTGATCACACGCTGAAAAGCGATCGACGTTGGCGAACGAGCCCAGCGGATCGCGACCCGGAAACAAACAAACCATTGGAGACGGGCCGCATCATCTACGGCATTTATACGCACTTCTACCAAGAGCAAATCAACGATCGGTTGACGGACGCCAACGATTTTTCGCTACGGCTTCCGGCTGACATCTTGCCATCGGGCGAGCCACTTTGCAAGCAATTGGTCAACGTGAAGCGGACGGAAAATTCATGGAAGGCGATCAGCCCGAAGGTGGGCGAAGACTGGCGGGACTGTCTGGTATACGCGAGCTGCGAGGCCGATATGATCGTGGTCAAGACAACTGGCAATTGGAGCGAACAGGCCTTCGAAGAATGGAACAAAAACAGGGTGGCCAAGGCGACCCGTTCGACATCGCCGACGCGCAAGGAAGCGGAATCGATCTTGGACCGGTAGTTGAAACGCCAAAATTGAAGAACCGCGACTATGGCCGGCCGATTTGCCGACGCCACGGTTGCTTGATGGTGGCCAACGGGACCGAGAACGAATTCACTCGGTACAAGTGCCCGGTCAAAGGATGTGGCGGCCGAGAGATCCGCGTCCGCGAACGATACCAACAGATGTGTATGCGTGATCCGCTGTTGTGTGGGCATTGCAAGGATGGAACCGCGATGGAGATCGACGAAGAGTTTTCCAAAAACACGCCAGGGTTGTTTGCGATGAAGTGCCCGAAGTGTTTCAACCGGACCCAGGTTGTGCGGCCCGATGTGTCGAGGTTTGAGTCGAGAAAGTCGGAGCGGTTGTTGTAACGATTGGTTCGTCGTTTTTGGAGGTGACATGCCCAAGCTGATAAAAGGGTGGCAGGATTCCACCACCGTAACAGTTGCGGAACTCATTCGTAAACTTTCAGAGTACCCGCAAGACATGGCAATCGCTTACACATGGGAGGGTCAGGTTTTGCCGGTTTTGCTTGAGGAAATCGAGGTGATGCAAGAAACCAGCAAGGTTTACGGACCTGTCGTCTTAATGAATGCTGAAACGTAAATACGACGAACGTTACCAATCACAAAGCACGGAGAAACGAATATGACAACACCGAAGACGCTGCAAGCCGTGCTTTTGTGCATTGGTTTGTTCATCGGTTGCGAATCAAAAACGAAAACGATCGAAGCCCCAATTTTGGAGCAAGGACTTCGCGACTATTTGGATGAACGACAGCGAGCGGAAGAGCCAAAGCCACAAAAGGTGTTTACCGACGAAGAACTCGAAACGATGGCCAACCATGAACCAAGGGAAGGTATGGGCATGAATTTCTACTACGACGAATTGCGAAAGCGTAACGATGCCAAGTGGGCCAAAGAAGAGCTAGAACGCCGCAAGGCAATCCGATGAACAACTTATTAACCTGCGCCGCGCAGGTTAAACACGGCCGCGCAGGTTTAACATTCCCCAACAGTTGGGGAAAAGTCGTCGAAGAAGGGTTGCTGGCTTCGTATTATCAGTAACGAGGCCCAACCATGTCTACCGAATCCGATCCAGTCATCAACGCCGCGTCCGCTGGGGCCAGCCCAGTGCGACGCCATCGCACGCCCGAAGTCGAAACCGAATTCCATACCGGCGTCGACCTTGAAGGGCAGCTTCGCGCCTTGACCCTGGCGGAACTGCGACGGGTCCGTGGTGGCGGCCAATCGATCATGCAAAGGATCGTCGATTGAGCCGATCCAAAACCATTATTGACCGCAACAACGAAAACGCGACCGCGTTCCTGGGCGGCCTGGCGGCGGCCTCCTACGATCGCCGCGTCAGCGACAGCGCGTTCAAGCTGGGTCGCATTGAAAAAGCTCAGCCACGGCAACCGGTCCGGCGAAGCGGCGACAGCGAAATCAAATCTAGCCCGATCATGCAAGATCGGATTCGCGAATCCTTCCTCAACGTCCCGATGGTCAAGCGAGCGTCGGACCTGATCCGCGACTTGGTCGTCGGCACCGGCGTGCAAACCTTCCTGGACCCGATCGATTGGTCATTTGGTTTCGACTTGAAACGCCGACCGGAATCTGACTTGGTCCACGCCCTGAACGTCTCCTTGGAGATGGACGAAAAATTCGTCCAATGGGCACAGAACCCCAAATGGTGCGACGTGCAGGGGAAACGCTGCTTCGTCGAGCAACAAAGGCTGGCCATTTCCGACGAAGTTCTTACGGGCGACTCGTTGGTGATGTACGGCCCGGCCCCCTCGAGTGACTCACCACTCCCGTGGGCCATTTTGATCATCGAAAAGGAACAGATCGACACCGGCAAAGATCGCGATTTTGGCAAGCTCAAAGAGTTTGGCGAAATCGAAACCGCCGTGATCCACGGATTCGTGATCGATCGATACGGCCGCGAGCTTGGCTGCTACCTATACGACGTCCACCCGAACGGCGTCTTGATGGCGTCGCGAGACTCCCGGTTCGTCCCAGCGGCCAACTACCACCATATTTTCTCGAGCTACCGGCCATCCCAAAACGTGGGAGCCACCTGGCTGCACGCCCTGGGGCAACCGGCCATCGACCTGGACCGTTGGAAGGAATCCGAACTTCGCAAGGCCATCAAACAAAGCCTTGTCGCCATGGTCCATAAATCAGCGACGCCGGACAAGCCATCGTTCGGCATGGACGACCTGGAAGCCTTCGCCACCGACGTGATCAACGCCGCCACCGAGATCCGCCTGGGCGATTCGCCATTGGCCTCCACCATCGGCAAAGACGAACAAGTTGAGCTTCTGGAATCCAAGGCCCCGTCCGATGCCGCCAACGCGTTTGTCGACATGTTGGAACACGACGGCGCGGCCTCGGTGAACCTGTCGTACTACTCCATGACCGGCCAATTCGGAAAATCCAACTACACCGGATTCCGCGGGGCCTCGAACCTGGAAGCCGCCCAGATCATTCCGCTGCAATACCTGTATGCCCAGGCCTTCATTCGCCCGATGCGGCAACGGTGGAACCGGGACGCGGTCGCCTTTGGTCACATCATCCAACTATCGGCAAAAGACATGGCCGACGACCCAACCCGGTGGGCCAATATCGACTGCATCGGAGCCGGTCGATTCCTGATCGAGCCAGACGGAGAAACCAACGCGTCGCTGACCATGATGCGATCGAGTCTATCGTCGCTCAAGTACGAAGCGGGCAAGCTGGGTCGGGACTGGAAACAACTGTTGCGGGGCAACGCCATCGTCAACAAATGCGCGGACCTGGTCGGCGTGCGGCTCGACTTCTCCAAGGGTAACGGCGGGCAAGCGACCGAATCGACCACCGCCGCCCCCGTCAAATCACGCAGCAAGGAAAAGGACGAAGAATGACCCGCAGCTTGGCCAAACGCAAAGAAGACATGACCGCCGCCCTGCAATCGGCCGCTGGCGAAGTTTGGGCCATGGAACCGCGTGCATTTTCCATGATGGTCGCCGCCATGGCCCAGATGGCCGCGACCGGCGAAAAGCCCGAAGCGGAAGTTCCGCAGCGGCAAACGATGATGATGGCCGAGACCGATGGCGGCCTGGTTGCGGTGATCCCGATCACGGGCGTTATTCGCCCGATGAACGACGCCATCACTCGACGCATGGGCGGGACCGCCTTGTCCGTCGTCGTGGCGGAATACCTGCAGGCGCTAAGCAATGCTCAGGTTTCGCAGATCGTGTTTTATCTGGACACGCCTGGCGGTTCGGTCGCTGGCTTGTCGGACTTCACAGCCCTGATCGAACAGAACGCCAACAAGAAGCCGACCACCGCTTTTGTCGGCCAAATGTGTGCATCGGCTGGGTATTGGATTGCCGCCGCCGCACCTAACATCCGAGCCACAGCCGATTCGTTGGTCGGTAGTATTGGTGTTGTCGTCATGGACGTGTCCGTCGCGCGAGCTTACAAGGAATATGGTTTCGATATCGACATGGTCCACTTCGGCGCTCGAAAAGTGGACGGCCACCCATTTGCGGAAATGAGTGAAGGTCGACATGACGCGTTTCAGGAACAGGTCGACGAATATGGTATGGCCTTCGTCAACCACGTCGCCAAGTTTCGCAAGGTTTCACCGGAAACTGTTCGAGCGGAATTCGGCGACGGCAAGGTTTACCCTGGCCGCAAGGCATTGACTCGCGGCATGATCGACGCCGTCGTACCTATGTTTGGCAATGCAAAAGACAGCACAAACGCAAGAGTCGGAACAGCCCAACGACAGTCGGAGGCGGCCGTGTTTCCGCTACTCACGCCGACCGTGGCGGCCGAGATTGCAAGTGTAGCGATCGGACCAATGACTGACTTGCCGGCATCTATCGAACTACAAACCACCGTCCAAATTGACATGAACCAAGTCGCGGTTTCGGCCGTGCAACAAGTTACCCCAGCAGCGACAGTTGGCTCCGCTGCTATCGGGCCGATTTCTCAAGCAGCCATCGTTCCCGCCATCAAGGAGAATAACCCCATGGCAATTTCCGCTCGGGTGAAATCGGCACTTTACGCCACTGGATTCACCCAAACCCAAGACGCCCCGGACGCCGTGTGCGAAGCCGCGTTGAGCGCCTTCTATTTAGCCAAGAGCAAAGACCAACCGACCGAGGAAAAACAAATCCTGGGCGACTTGGCCAGTGTTCTCCACAAACCGGAAGGCACCGCTTCGCCGGCCACGACGCAACCCACCAAGCCTGCCATGTCGGCGGAAGACTACCGCGACCGGTTGACCGCCATCCAAGCCATCGCCGACACGATCAACATGGGGCAACCCACCGCCTTGGTCTCCCAAGACATGGTCATGGAAGCCGTCAACGCGGACGACTTCCGCAAGTCGATCGACGCGATCCAAACGGAATGGAAAGCCACGGTCGCCGCCAAGATGCCACGCGTGGCAGTGACCGGCAGCGGTGCGGAATCGTTACAAAAAGACATCGTCGCCATGTTGGCCTACAAAGGCACGGACGGCCGCGCGGGACGCGATGTGCCGAACCTTCGCCGCGCCCAACCGATCGACTTGGTCAAGGACACGGTCAACGCGTCCGGCTTGCGTTTGACCGGCTTCGCTTCTGACGACAAGTTGGCCTTGGCGGAACTGGCCTTGGGCCTGAACCCGGAAGGCATCAGCGCTGCCGGATCCGTCAATCGCGTGGGCGACTTCGTCAACATCATGTCGCAAGTGCAACAGGTCATGATGGACGACGCGGCGGCTCGGCCTGAACTCAGTTTCCGATTTATTTCGGACGAACTGCCGGAAGCCGACAGCATGGACGTCACGTCCATCGGCGGATACGGCGTGATCGACGGCTTGGACGCTCACACCGACGGCACCGACGCCAAGGAAATCAAGCTCCGCGAAGAGTCGAAGGGCTTCATCGCTCCCACCCTCTACGCGAACGACATTTGCTTGACCGCGTTGATGGTGATCGACCCGTTGAAGTTCAACATGTTCCTGCGGGCCATGTCGGACATGATCAACGCCGGACCACGCACGTTGAACCGATCCATCATCGCGATGATCGGCAGCAACGTGACGCTGATCGACGGGTTGGCCTTGTTCGAAAACACGGTCCACGGCAACTTGGTCGTTTCCGGTGGTGCCCCAAGCGAAACCAACCTGATCACCAACCGCGCGTTGCACGCGGCCCAACGAGCCCCCGGGATGTTGGCCAACAGTGGCACCGACCCGCGGATCGTGTTGGTTCCTGACGCGCTCAGAATCACGGCCCGCAAGGCGTTCCAAACCTTTTTTGGCAACACCAACGGCACGCCGATTGCGAACATCGAAGCTTCGCAAAACTACTTCAAGGATTCGGTCATGGTCGTCGCCGACCCGGAACTGGACAACTACTCGACGACCGTGTGGTATAGCTTGGTCGCCCCGAGCAACCAAGGCCTCCGCTCCATCGTTCACCGCTACCGGGCAGGCTACGGCCCAGCCGGCAAGCGTGGCGAATACATGGACTACAAGAAACGCGGACGCTGCTACACGATCGACTTCGCGGCTGGCGCGGCGATCGCGGGCTGGCGCGGCATTGTGCGAAACCCAGGCTAGTCAATCGTTGTGATTGGTTAGCAGATACGGACCGGGGCAGATCATTTTTTCTGACAAACACGACACGCAAAGGAGCGTCTCATGCAAAACCTAATGACCGTTCAATTGCCGATGCAAACTCGGCCGGCGAACGACACCTTGTTCACCGTCACCAACACCGGCGGCGGTACCACCGTCCGCAACTCCAACGGCTGGTTGTCGTCATTGACGGCAACCAATGAAGCTCAAATCAGCCGCGTGGACTTCAACGGCGACTTGCTGTTGGACGTCACGCGATTGAAGCGAGTGATGTGGCGAGTGCTGTTTGGCGTGATGCCAGCCGGCTCGAACTTTTTCTTCGGCGTGGCGACCGGCAATAACGCGACGCTGAACGACATCACCGCGCGGGCGTTGTTCCAATTGACCGGATCCCATGCCATCACGTTTCGCACGGACGACGGCGTGACGGACTCGGGCAACATCGCCACCCCATGGACGGCGGGCGATGGCCAACAATGGGAATTCGAGATCGACTTCGCGGGCGGTCTACAAACTAGCGTTCCGGCCCACCTGAGTCGCGCGGGTCGCGGGGCGTTGCTGGTGCTGGCTGGCCGAGTCGGTCAAAACAAGTTTCCGCTGGCCTCCTTCGCCCCATCGTTGGCGGCCTACAGTTCCGGCCTACAGTTGTTCTCACGGATTGAGAAAGCGACCGGCACGGGACTTGGTTCGGCCACGATCCAATACATCGAATACGAATTGGATCGATAGTCGACTAGTCACGTCTCGATTGACTTGATCGAGGCAGCAAACCAGGGGGTCGCCCCGTGCGGCCCCCTTTTTTCGGACGATGATTCTTTCGGCGTGTCGAATGTCTCCAAACCAAATTATGGCATCGCACTGGACAGCGGTTTTTGCGGGCGCGGTCTACCACGCCCAAGCCCCGGTCGAAGTGACGATCACCCAAGACAGTGACGCACACACCATCCGAATCATCCCTCTGAGAAAACGCACCATCCCCACGGACGACGGGACCCAAGACACGATCGAAACCGTCAAGGCCATGATCCTCAAGGACCCCACCTCCACGTACGCCCCAACATCGATGTTCGTTGGCGGATTGGCGTTTGTGAAGTTGGGCAGCCAACTCACGATGCACGGCAAAAAATACATCCACACCGGCGAGATCACCGACGATAGCGACCTCTACACGGTCGCCACATTCGAGCGGCGATTTCGCAGCATCCAAGGAAGAAGCAACCGTTAGTTATGCCGGCAACCGTCACGCCCGGAAACGGCGGCCTATCCGCCTACATCAAAGCCGCCCACGACATGCTCGTCGGGTCGGCTTCGTGGCGTGCGTACATGATCGCCGGACACCCGGACGACTTGACCGTCTCCAGTCCCAACGCTGACTTCCTTCACTTCATTTTTCAGGGCGACACGGTCGAAGACGGCCTCGACTACACCGACACCGAAATCCAAAACGACAGCGACCCCGCCACCGACGAAATCCGCATCACGGACTTGATGCCGTTTGTGGTCGCGTACGAAGAAGACGATTTTCAGTGGACCCCAATCGGTCGTTGCTCCACCACTCAATTCGAAATCGGTGGGACCGTGGCCTTCGTTTTCATGGACAAGGTCAACCGCACGGACCTGGACGCCCCAGGCCTGCTTGATGCCAAGCTCCGTTTCGCCAACTGGATTGACGGCGTGGTCGCCAACTGGAACGGCACGGTTTTGCCGACCGACATCCAGAGCATCAACCTGCCCGGCTCCATCATGCGGAACCGTCCCACGGCTCGACCAAACGAAGACTATTGGATCGCCAAGCTATCGATCACCTTTGGCACCACGCCAGGCGGAGGTGGCTAATGGGCGTGATCATGCGGGCCAACCTCGAGGGGACGATCATCAGCGAGCTACCGATTCGCGGCCAACGGTCGGTACTGCGAACCATCATGTTCAAGATGGGCGAACAGTGGGGCCAAGACTTTTTGAAGATGCACTTCACCGAGCGGGCCAAGAATCGGTACAGCCACGCCGACCGCCAACCGAAATACGTCCGCCGCAAACGTCGCTTGGCTGAACGCTACGGCAGGAACAACGTCGTCATGCGCGGTGGTCGCGTTGACTTGGTCTATACCGGCGACTTGGAACGGTCGGTCATGGCCAGCCGCGGGAACGTGCGTGGCTTTCCCACACGGGCCACCGTCACGCTGAACGGCCCGTCGTACTTCAAGATCCGACCCAAGAACCCCACCCACCCCAACATGGCCAAGGAAATCTTGACCGTGATCCCTGCGGAACGTCAACGACTGGCGGCCCAAGCGGAAAAGAACATGAATCGAGAGGCCCAGGCCTTTCTCAAATCACGGGGCGGCAAAGCCCGATTAAGGAGCCGATCACGATGAACGTTTTCAAGCCGCACAGCATTACTTTCCCGAGTGGCCCGACCCACCTTTGGAACATCGAAAATTGGCGACCCACGCCCGGGTTCTCCAACTTCGAACAATTCAGCGCGTCGGGCGTTACGCCCATGCTCCTGGGCGTCCACACCCGCAGCCCCGCCGCCGATTTTGAAACCGTTGATCTGGATCGGATCTTGGGGTTGCTGGACGCCACCTTCAAGGTCGTCGCAAGTTTCACCGACCCAGTCATTTTGAAGTGGCTCAAGAAAGCTAACCTTGGCCTTAACGTGGCCAACGCCACGACCGAACACGTTTCGCTGTCGATGGCCCGCAGTAAGTTGACCCTCGAATCCCTCAGTGCCCAACCCGAATCCATCGCCACCGCATCGTGTCGCTTCATCGCGATTGCAGCCGCCGATGGTGGGGCCTCGATTGTGGCGGCCACCAATGCCACGTTGGTCGCTCCGTCGGCGTGCAACCTGTACACATTGGGACCGGTGCAAATCAACACAACCGCCATTTGCACGGAAGGCATCCGATTAGAAAACGGCATTGCCCACGACAATCGCCGCTGCAACAACTCGATCGACCTGTCGTATAGTGCCGTCGATCGCGTCAACCAAATGCTGACGATCAACACCACGGAAGTGGACAAAGTCATGTCGCATTTTGTAACCCCGACCAACGTCACATCCGTGTCGTTTTTCCTTCGCAAGAAAGCCGCCAACGGAATCAATGTCGCCGACGCGACCACCGAACACATTCGCTTTGCCGCGACCGTGGCAGCCGCCCATGCGACCGGACCCAACGAAGTGCAGATCCGCATTCGCGACACCATGGCCATCACGACCGCGATCGCGGTCAGCTAACCCAACCAATCACCTCAATCGGAGATTCTCAACTATGAGTGAAAAGATCCACGCCGTTGCCGACCATTTTTCCAAACTGATCCAATGTGCCTATTCCGGCATGGAAACCGCCGCGCGGGAAATGCTGGACACGGAACTCGACCACGCCTTGACCCTGACCACTGGCAACGACGCCAAGTCGTTTCTGTATGACGTCAGCCAACGCGTGGCCCTGGACGCCGGCGCGAAAGCGGTCGTCGATCCAGACCCAGCCCCAGAACCAACGGCAGAACCAACCGCCGAGCTCACGGCCGACGCATCGACCGACGCCACGGTGGACCTAAGCGACGAACCGGTTGCCGTGGATTCGGAAGCGGAAGAAACCGTCAGCATGGTGGACGACGAACCAGAAGCCGAGACGCCCGCCGAACCAGCCCCAGCCCCCAAACCGAAACGGTCCCGCAAATAACCGATGATCCACTACCGTATTCGACTACCGCTTAGCAAAGCCGCCCCGGGTGGATTTCCTGACGAAAAGGTTTGGAAATCCATCGGCCTGGGGCATTTGCTGCCGATCCGTCTCACGGGCCAATGGCCCATCGTCGAAGAATCGGAAAACTGTTTTCGATTCAGTCGATGGCAGGCGGAGGAACCGGTCGATTGGTACGTGATCAACAGCGAGGTCGAAATTGGGTTTGCCAAATCGACGCCCGGACCGTTGTTCCTGCAACGTGAAACGATCATCCCCGGCATTCCACTACCGGACGACTACGGCAACGAGTGGATGATGCCCAACGCTAACCCGCAGTCGCCCTATTGCTCGATCCCCAAAGAGGTCCAATGGTCGCCGACCGGCCCGTCGTTGATTCACGACAACGCGTATCGGCCCGTGATCGACATGTGTGTCGAGATCCTCGAAGCCGTCATGTCGCGGCCCACGTTGGATTTTATTTGGTCGGCGGAACAAGCGTTGCGGATCTTGCAAATCAACTACCGGATCGCGGCCCCGGAACTGTACGCACTGTCGCAACGAAAGGCCAATCCGCTGACCAAGGAGTTTTCCGCGGCCATTGTGTTGTGGTTTATCGATCACCGCTTGGCGATGGACATTCAAAAAAAAAAGCTACCCGCCGCGTGAGGCTATTTGAGGCCTGGCGGTCGGGCCTACTGCCCGACTATCGGCCCGGCCCCATGGCGTTATACCTAGCAACCGAGACGAACCGCGATGTCAGTCGTACAGAAGTTTGATGCCGACACGGGAGCCGTCGAGCGGGCCTTGGAAAAGGTCCAGCAAAAATACGACGCGCTCCTGCATCGCATGAAGAAGATGGGCGAAACGTCGCAACAGGGCAGCGACATTGCCATGGCGGGGTTTGACAAACTCGGCACAACCTTAACAAACATTGCCGCAGGCTACATTTCCCTGCAATCCACGGTCGAAGTTCTCAATCGGGAATACGAACGACAGATCCGCCTACAGGAAAAGATCCACGGCACAAACATGACCGTGGCCCAAAGCCAAGGCAACGTGATCAAGATGATGGGGAACGCCACCCAAAACGACGTCACCAAGTTTTTCGACAAACTGAACGCCATCCAAACCGCGTCCAAGTTTTCCGACATTGTCCCAATCAACCAAGCGGCCGGCAACATTCTATCGGCGACGGGCGGCGATCGCGAAGTCACCGCGCAAATTCTGGCGGCGGCTGCCCCATTGTTTCGCGACGATCCAAGTAGCCTGCCAATGTTTGGTGGTGCGGTCGGCGACATCATGTCGGCCACGGGCGGCACGGCCCAAGAAAGCGCGGCGCTTGCCTTGGCCGGTACCCAAGGAGCCCGTATTGAAAACCTGGGCGCATTCAAGCATGTGGCGTCCGCAGTCATGGGGGCACAGGCCCACACTGGCCTGCCCGGCCAGCAATCCGCCGAGGAAATGATGGCCATGTTCGGCACACTGTCGCGACGCACGGGCGACGCGGAAGGCTCACAAACCAAAACCGCCGTGCTGCGAATGAGCAAAGTGCTGGAGGAATTCGGCGGCGAAGGCAACACCCTGGAACGACTGACCCGCGTTCAAGAGGAACTGGCGGCTGGCCGCATCAAAGAATCAGCCCTGATCCAAGGTTTCGAAGGATCATCCCAAGGCATCGCCCGCATGTTGTTCCGCGGTGACGCGACCGTCAACGAAGACCTTCGCAAAACGATCGCCTCCACCAAGGCCTCGCCCGAAGCCTACCGTCAATTGGTGTCCAACCTCGACGGTGGCACACCACAATTGCAAATGTTTGCGATGCAATCGGCCAGCGAAGCCGCAGTCCAACAAGCCGCATTGTCACCTGGCGGAGCGACGGACGCCCTGTTGGAGCAAGGCCGCAAGGTCCACGACACGGCGTTGGATAGTTTGGGCCGCACGTCGGGAGCCCACTTCCGCATCCCGATCATGGATCGCATGTATGGGCCAATCGACGAAATCAATATGAAGTTGGAACGGCTCGAGCGAACCCGTGGGTACTATGCGGACCGCGAGGCCGAGGGCCAAGCGCCGACCGCTCGCGACCAATCCGACATGGCCATGTTGGACCGACAAATCGCGTTGCTTCGCGAAATCCGCGACAACCTTCGCACGCAACGCCAATCCGACCCCCGCACCGCCGCATCCACCCAGGCAGAAAGGGACTAGCGCATGAGTACCTACAGCCTGGGGACCTTCTCCTTTGTGTCCATGTCCATCCCGCCCCGGCGATCCTGCCAACAGGCCGAGACCGAGGTCCGGCCCGGCATGGACGGACACGCTATTTTCTTCACCGGAATCCGCGGCGACGAATTCGAAGTACAAACCTTCGTCAACGTCGTCAGCCCCGCCACCCCCGAATCCGTAGCCCACGCCTACGTGGCCGCCAAAAACGCCCTGGCCACGTTGGTCTACAACGGCGTCGCCGAGGCGAACTTCTACCAGATCCTCGACGTGCAAATCGTCGACGCGTCCCGAGTGGTCGGAGCCGTGGGCGGACTCAGTGGCACGACGGTCGGCCGAGTGATCGCGAACTGGCGATTGATCCACACCCAAGTGGAGGTCCCGGAAGAATAACCTATGCCACCCATCACTATCCCAGCGGACGACAGCGGCCGGATCATCAACAGACAACGAGTCTACACCAAGACATCGTGGGCCGCTGAATGGACCCTGCAACCGGCCGTTGTGTGTTTGGATTGCCAATGGGCCGCTGCCCCGACCATCCCGTCCGCATCGTTCTACTACCGGTACGGCGTCGCCGTCAAAAACAACACCGCGCTGAACGTGTGGAACAAATTCACGTTGCCCACTTACGGCTACGTCAAAGTAGAATTCGACACGTTTGATTTGTCGCTGCCCACGGATGATGAAGACTACGAAACCACAATCACCTGGCACGGCGTGGTGGTCTCCAAAGAAGACATGCCGCACGGGGATCAAGTGATCTTCGACGCGGCCCCGCGAGAATCAGGAACGCAAACCTTCCGGGCCGTTGGCTTTGAATACTTGCTCGATCGCCACTACGTCAACGACGCCTGGGCCAAGGAAGAAGACAAAGACCCGGAACGGCTCCTATCCGCTCCAATCTTCAACCATAGGCAACAACCCAACCGCACCACCGGGACGACGTTTACCAATGACCAAGGCATCACCTCCTCCCTGTTTTTTATTCCGACCAATGGCGGCACCGAAACACCGGAAGATTGGTCCACCCGCGACATCGTCCGCTACTTGTTGGCGTGGTCCACACCGCTCAACGACGCGGACGAACTCAAGCTCCCGTTCCAATTACTCGACACGGACACGATCCTGCCGACGTGGGACAAGCCGGAATTTTCGCCCGAGGGCCAACGCCTGTTGGTCCTACTTAACAGCCTGATCTCCCGCCAACGTGGTCTGTCCTACTATTGCCGTGTCGACGATGGCGGCGAAGACCAAGACGACGTGATTTCCGTGATCCCGTTTTCTTTGCGGGCCTCGACGGCGTCCGCCGGATCGCTCGGGACCTGGGCGGCCAACGGCGACAAGATCGACGTCGACTTGCGGTACGTTCGCGGGGTCTCGATCGCCGACGATGGCCACAATCGATTCGACCGCGTCCGAGTGGTCGGGGGTCGCGTGATCTATTGCTGGACCTTGGGTGCCACGGATGCCTGGACCCAACGAGTCAATGGCTGGACCTCAGCCCAACAGACGCTCTACGAAGACGGCCTCGGCGATCACGCCGACTACGCTGGTTGGTCGGACGGCAAACAAAAGATCATCGACTCGTTGAACCTGGCCGGGCCACAGATCAAAGATGTGTACAGCCGCTACCAACTGTCCGATTTGATTCACCCACTAGTGACCAACTTCCCGCCGATCGATACGCCAACGGCCACCGGCTCGGGCGTCTCGCCGCAAATGCGATACTATTTCCAGCGGCCCATTCTGCCATTTGTGCCGCTCAACGTCGGCGTGTCTTATGCGACCGACGGTGATTTCGATTGGGACCAACCCTACGATTCACCCGTCCCCTACGCGACCACCGCGATCGACGGCACGAACGTGGCCTTCGACATGCGATACACCGGCATCGCCAACACGCAAGAAGCGACCGCCGACAAACTCCGCTTCACGGCCAACGTGGTGGCCACCGGCAACCCGCGAGAGTTCCAGCTGTTGATCAACGGCACCCTGCCCCACTTGGTCGGCTGGGGCGGAACGGCGGCGGTGACTCGCGATTTCGGCGACGCGCCCGGTGTGGAAATTTCCCGCCTGACGTTGGCGATGGAGTCGGACGAACGGACCGAGGTGATCGTTGACACGGGGAACGAAGTCGACGCGATCCGGGAAAAGCGGATCGAGATCGGGGATCGATACCGCGCGGTGTTTCTCTGCAAGAATACGATTAGCGGGATCAAACAAGACCTGACCACCGGCCAAGATCCCACCAAATACGACACCAACGCCACGGCCCGCCTGATCCGCGACGATCGCCCGTACATGGAATCGATCGCCTCGGCCGCCGCCGCGTGGTACAGCGAGGACCGACGGTCGTTGAACTGGGCGACGTTGGTCCCATCCTCCAATTTCGAAATCGGGCAAATGATCGTTGCCTTGCAAGTGACAGACTCGACGACCCTGACCTGCAATTCCTGCATCACCGCGATCAGCATGAAGACCGGCATCACGGACCACCGCGGAATGCCGGTCACCCGCTGGGAGTACCAAACCCAATTTGCGGAGCTTGATTTCGGATGAACCATTTCTCGATCGATCACGGCACCCAACCCGGTAACGAAACGCGGATTCGCAACCTAGAATCCACAGCCCAAGCGTTGTCGCGGCAAGTGTCCACGATGCTGGAAATGCTCCGCGCCAATCAACGCTACGGCGGCGGCGGTGGCGGTGCCAACATCATCGTTGCTCGCGTGCAACAAGCCGTGACGGAAATCGACGATGTGTTTGATGCGACGGTGGCGGCAGTGATGTTAGGGACTGGCCCAGCGGTCGACACGGAAATAGAGGTTGATAATCTTGATAGTGGTTTGATTGATGAAGATCACGTCGGCAACATTGAAGGGGCTTATCGTGCGACTGGGACGACGGGCGAAGAAGTGTTTATCTTGCTCAAGGGAATGACTGTCTATTGTTTTCAAGGAAACGATGGGCGGTGGAAGGTGTTCCAATCGGGCGGCGCGTTTTCCATAACGGAAGGGGGCGGCGTCGAAGTGCCGCCATAAGCTATGACGACCACCAACATCATCAACACGAATCCCGTTCGCGAGAATCGCGGCACGACAATCGTGTACCAATTCAACTGGCGGAACCCCGACAAGTCGTTGAAGAATTTGACCGGATACACCGCGTCATTGATGGACGTTTCAACGGAAATTGCGGACTTCCTGACCGTCGTGATCACGAACGCCTCGACCGGGTTGATCACCTGGACGTTGGCGTGGGACGATTCGCTCGGCCAATCACCCGAAACCAAATACATGTTTCGCGTTCTGTTGACCCACGCCACCGACACACCACGATCCACGAATTTGTTCGAGGTGACTTATCAATGATCGCGGAAGTGACCTACTTGATGCCGCAAATCAAATCGACGCGGACCGTGGTTTTGTCCACGCCGTCGCTCGATGGCGGCGTCCAGGTCAAATCCGTGGATCGCGACAGCGGAACCTCCAACCCCATCCGCCAACGCCCAAACCTCGAGGTGTCCGTTGTCCACACCGGCACCATGTACTGGAGACCGTTTCGCTCCCAAATCGAAACCCCGTCCGGCGAAGTGGTTGAGGTTGTTGGAGAAGGCAGCGGCGTTGCATCGCTTGGCCTGACAGCCCAGGCCAGCGGTTTCACTACGAAATCGGGTTCTGGCCCGGCGTCTCTGGGGCTTACGGCGGAAGCCATTGGTTCCAAACCAAGCGGCGGAACTGGCGCGGCGGTCCTTGGACTATCGGCGACAGCGGAAGGCGAGGCCCCCGGTGTTGATAGTGCCGAGGGTAGCGGCGTGGCATCGCTTGGACTGACGGCCGAGGCCACCGGTTCGAAGCCGTCCAGTGGTTTTGCGTCGATGGCTTTGGGTCTCAATGCCGAAGCGGTCGGCTCGAAGCCAAGCGGCGGCTCGGGAACGGCGGCGATGCTGTTGAACGCCGAGGCGGAAGGCGAAGCACCGGCAGCCACGACATTCACCTACCTACGACCAAGCGGTACGGACACTTATTTCAGGCCGGGCGGCGTGGACCAATACATTCAACCTTAGGAGACTCAAATGCCTTACGCAACAACCGCAATCAACCTAGCTCTGGACGCCATCACTGTCGATCGCATCCGCTTGCACAGCGGAGACCCAGGAGCCGCAGGAACAGCCAACACCTTAGGGGCAGGCTTGTCCGCTGCCACGTTTAGCGCCGCATCCGGCGGCGAACGATTACTCGCCACCGATGTAACTGTCACGGGTCTAACCGGCTTGCAAACCGTGACCCATTTTTCATTGTGGCTCAACAGCGGCACCGTGTTCCGTGGCGGATTCGAAATCACGTCCGGCGACACGGAAGCCAATTCCGCTGGCGAATACACCCTAAAAGCCACTACCACAAAGATGACGAACTAACATGGCCGACCTAACTGTTACCAGCGCCGTCGATACGTTCATGGCGTCCAGCAACAAATCAGAAATGCGGACGAACATGGACGCTTCGTCCCGCACCCGCACGATCACCGCCGTGATCGATGGCGGCGGTGTGGTGCTGACGACCGGCCTGAAGATTTTGCTACCGCAGATCCCAATCAGCGGCACGATCATTTCTTGGCGATTGGTAGCCGACGTTTCGGGATCTGTGGTGCTGGACATTTGGAAAACCAACGCGGCGGTTCCGACGAACTCCAACAGTATCACGGCGTCCGCCAAGCCAACATTGTCCAGTCAACAAATTGCGACATCATCAACGCTCACGGGTTGGACAACTAGCATCGCGGTCAATGATGTGTTTGGGTTCGAGGTCGAAAGTGCAACGACCGTCACCCGTGTGGTGCTTGTCCTTGAGATCCAGGAGACGCACTAATGGCAGTAACCCGCGTTTCAAGTCAGATCGCAAACGGTAACACTTTAACAATGCCCAGCCATCAGGCTGGCGATTTGATTATTGCGATAATTTATCGTCATGATTCGACATCATCCCCGAGCATTCCGTCTGGATGGCGGTTCAAAGGGTCGAGAAATGGAACAACTAGCAATATCAGACTTTACGAAAAAGTGGCCGAAAATAGTAGCGAAACATTTGGTACTTGGACAAATGCAACGCAGGTGGCTGCCGTAGTCTATCGATCAGACGCAAGCAAATTATTAACATCAACGGGTTACGCGGTATCTAGTGGGACATCAACGGCGATCAATTACACGTCGTTGAGTAATTCGTTGTTAGGCGAGGTATCGTCGTTTGTGCTAGGCGCGGCTGGCGTAAAAAGCAATTCAAGCAACGCTGAGGGAGCACCTAGTGGAATGACGAATATTGTCAATGTGGCTGGTACAACGGATGGTGAGTTGACCGTGCACGACACAAATGCGGAAGTTTCTAACTGGTCAACCACCTCGTTTACCGCTTCAACAAGCGAAGTTTTTGCGTCTCTCACAATTGGGATTCAAGAAACACAACACGTGGTACCTACAGGTGGCAGTCCATCCTCATACGCTTTTTTTGGTTAGGAGTCGAAAATGAACCTTGGCGACGCAATTGCATTATCGGCGGCGGCTTTGACAGCTTATCAGGCGGGCGACGATGCCGCCTTGTTGATTGAACTGAACAAGCCATTGATCAAAACTAAAAACGCTCGTGGTGGTTTGGTCACGATGGCCGAAACGTCAGACGTTTTGGGTGTCGAATTGACCGCTGGATTTAACTTCACGATTCAATCGATTGTCGAGCAACTCAAGCAATCACCCAATGCCGCGGACCAAGCCCAAGCGTTGTACCTGTTCGACTTCCGCGAGCGGTTCTCCAAGTCAGACCTCGGCGTGGATATGAGCAACGACACGCTGCGCGGGACACTCACGGCATTATTGACCCAAGCCGGTTGGACAACCCAGCAAATTGCTGGGGTCCTTGACCTTGGTGCCCGGATCATTTCGCCGATGCGACACAAGTTTGGCCGTGATGCCACCGAGGCCGATATTGTGCAGTATCGCGCCCGATCGGAATACGATCAACTTTGGCTCGACAACGTGCAGCAAGCGTACAACCAAGGCGACCGGCAGGGGTTGATCGATGGATTAAGGGCCGTAGCGGAAGGGCTTGAGTAACACGTACGCATGGCACACTACCCATTCGCCCATCGTCGCTACGCTCTGTTGTATCCGTGGTCGGCAAGCCTGCCCACCTTCACGGATTTCGAGTTTGACAACTGGCACAATCCGTTCGATGGCGGGACACCGCCTAGTGTCCGGCTGGGCGAAGACGCCTTTCCCAATGGCCTGACCGACATGCTCACCACCGAAATCACCTCGGTGGAACGTGGCATCCCCCGCAACGCGATCCGCTCACGGTTTCTGGTCAAGGCCGGCAGCGTACCCGGCGGCTGGACGGTCGGCGGCGAATACACCAACGTCCAGACGACGTTCACCTATTGGGTGCAGACCTCCACGCCCGTGGTCCCCACTACACGCCCGCAGCGACGCAACAACCAACACCAATGGGCGATCACCTCCCAATTGGGCGCGTCGTTGGTGCTGTCCAATGGCACGTTCACCCACACGCTAAGCGCCAGCGGCAATTGGGGCGGGTTTACTTCGCCGACAACCAGTGATTTCGAGATCGACGACACGATCCCCACGATCAACCGCATGGGGCAAGATCACTACCACGAACACACCATCACCCGCGGCCCGGCGGACCTGTCCAGCTACGCAAGCTCTGTGTCCGGTTTTGGCAGCAACGTCGTCCGCGACCATTTACTCGCGATGCAAACCACCCTCGACGCCGAATTCGCCGCCGCGACCATCTCGATCACCTACCGCATCGCCGCCGTTCTCTACGGCGTCCCCGCCGCCGTCCCCAACTCCACCGGCACCGAGTCCCTCGAAAACTGGGTCCCGATCAAGTTCTGAAAAGTTTTTTTCGGTATCTAAACAGCTGATTCCCAAACACTTACGCCACCACCGCTTGGTATTCCGTCCATTTTCTTGCATTGTGTGTATTGACACGGGATAACCTGACGATAGAATGTACGTATCACAAGAGGGCAACACAACAAACAAGAAACGATTCCAATGAACGCAATCGAAACATTAAATTTGATTAACGCTGAGTTTCAAGCTCAATTACACACGATCAATCAACTATCAATGTCTGCTTGGGTCAAGCTCGCAAATGATCTCGGAGTTGCCTTGAATGACAGAGGACACGCGGCAAAGAAACTTGCACTTCGAAAACTTGCCTTGTAACCTTCCCACTGACGAGCCGGTAACGGCGAAACCCTTCGGGGTCTGGGGATATCACAACAAGCAAAAAGGAACGATTCCGATGAAAAGCTACACAGTAACCGGTAAAGACTTCAGCTACTCTATCAAGTTCTTGAAGAAGAACGGGTACACTTTTGACGCTCGCGCAAAGTCTTGGACCGGAACCAAGGACGTGTCATTCTTGGTCGATGGCGGATACCTTAAATCCGTCACGATTCAAACCGTCAGTCTGATCAACGAGGATTTGGTGACCAATGTCGAGCGTTAATCTTTACGACCCACAGCCGAGCAACCCAGACGATCCTTCCGTGATCGTCGAGACAAACGAGGGGCGGTTCATCGTTACACAATCGACCGGGGGATGGGCTGGCAGGACAGTCTACCGTGGGTCCGTCAGAAAAGACCCGGTTGCATCGTGCCTTCGGGGTATCGCATGGAGCCTTGGGGTTCCGGGCGGAAATAAAGCAAACGTACCGTTCGAATGAAAGCCGAAGCCCCATGCCGAAGCGTAAGCCAGGTCCACCACCCAAAGCCCCGCAGGATCGCTACCGCACGCCTGTGCGACAGTTGGGCCGTGTGCCCGATGATGTCTGGGAGCGACTCAAAGCATCCGCAGCAGCCAGCGGCCAGACGTTTACAAATTGGGCCGTGGGACATTTGTGGCGTGCGGCTGAGCGCGAAACAACCAAGTCCGCACCGTCTCGGCGACCGCGACCAACCGGTCGTCGCTGATCCGCTGCCGGTACACCGCCCCCATGTCGTCAGATTTTGGGGCGTGACCCATCACATAATCCACCGCCACTTGGTCCCGGCTTTCCCCCGCGATCGTCTCAAACGCTCGCCGCAAACCATAGAACCCGACACCGGTCCGATGCTGGCCAATCACCAACAACACCTTCCGAAACTCCTTCGCCACCGGATTATCCGCCTTCGCCTTTGCAAACGAACCCCCGCGCGAAGTTGTAAATACCAACGCCTCGGGCCGTTGCTCCGTCGGACCCAACATCACCCGCAGTAGCCCCAGAGCCACCAACGTGTGGGACCACAACTTTGCCCGTCGTCCGACGCCCGTCTTGGGCCTCGGGAAATCCAACCACCCGCCGACCAAATCCACATTCTTCCACCGCAGCCGCCCCACGTCCGCATTCCCCAGCCCCGCGTTGATCCCCAACAGGATCATCGCCACTATCTTTAGATTCGCCTGGCGGATCGCTCGGCGGATCGTGTCCGCCTCGATCATCATCGATCCGCGTTCCGCCCGCTCCAACCGGATTAACTTTGCCTTGGGGCGGCGAAACGAATCACCGAACCTCGGCAACCGCTCGATGATTTCCGTTTTGACCCCATAATTGAACACGATTCGGATCCGATTGATTTCGTGGCCCACACTGGAGTGCGACATCCGCTCGGCCAACTTCGCCCGCATCTTATCGAAATCCGTCGGCCTCAAATCAACCACCGCCCGCCGCCGGCCTAGGCTAGTTGTCAGGAACTTGCAGGCCTTCAAATAATCATCGAACGTCCGTTGGCTCAGATCGCCCGACCCCACCAACGCTTTTTTCGTCCGCAGAAAAGCGTTACACAGATCCGCCACCGACACCGACTTAGGATCGACCGAGTTCGGAGAACGTCCCGCCTCGAGATCGCCTTTAACCGCCAGATACTTGGCCAGGGCCGCTTCGCCTTTGGGATCGTCGTCGGCGTATCCGAAATAGTGATGTTGCCCGCGGATGAACTTCGTCCAGCGGCGTGAATGTTTGTGCAGATGCAACGGAAATTTTGCCGCTTGCTTTCGCCTTGCGCGTTTGCTATTTTCCATAGATTCGACGATCCCAACGTCGCTTGCGGCGCGGTCCTGACAACCCAACCGCGCCCCACACCCTAGCCGACCGGTATCACACACACCGGTCGGCTTTTTTTCTATCACATTGCGTCAATTACGTCAAACATTACGTCAACGGCAAAACCAGAAACCCGCGTCAAGGTGCGTTTGAGCCTAGAAAACCCGAGAAGCCAGCGATGGGAGTCGAACCCATAACCCCCGCATTACGAATGCGGTTTGAGGGCGTTTCTTACCTGGTAGTGCCGATCATTACTGGTGGCTTTGGGACTGGTTTTGCCGTGGTTTCAGCCACTTTTGCCATTAAGGGTTTTGCCTTGTCTTGCCCGGTATTACTGCGCTGGTTTACGTCAATTGACGTAATCGTTTCGACGGGCTGTTTTGGTTCAGCCACCGGCAACATTCGGTAGACGGTCAGCCAGACCAAAACCAAAACGCTGCCCAAGATCCAGCCCAAGAGCCGCTCGATAGTGGCATGTCGCCCAGGGTCGATGGCAAACCACTCGGCGGCGGTGATCTCTTGCCCAGCACAATAGTAGGTGGTTTCGGTGTCGTAACTGAAGGGCTCGCGGGTGCTGTTGTAATACTCCCAGGGGCCGTGTTTGCGGCCCTGGCGATCGAATTGGCCGTCGATCGTGGTGGTGCTGCGGTCGGTGGACTCCCACGACGAATAGTCGGTTAGGTCGCGGGTCAGCCACTTGGTGCGGGTGATGCGGGTTTGGTCCCGGTCTTCAAATTGTTTCCAGCTATGGTTGCTGGCCGCGACGTTCAGAAAGAACACGGTGGCGGTGGTGACGGCGATGGCGATGGCGATGCGGCGGGCGGTGCCGCGAATCTGCAGGTGGCAGCCGACATAGGTGGCGATGCCAATCACAACGATCGATAGGTAGACCATTCCCCAAATCATAAACTCAAATCCTCACATCAAGGTCGTCGCAGTAAATACCCACGCGGAGCGGGCCGAAATCGTAGCGTAGCACGTCGTTGACCAAGCGCGAGGCTAAGATGCGGTCGCGGCGGGTCGGGCCAAATTCCTCGAGGATCTGCACGGGCAGCCGCCGGCCAGGCTCGAACAGGCCGAGCCGCAACGGCGGGGTCCGGTATTCAGCCATGGTCGAGGCCAAATAGAAGCAGCGTTCGAGACCGCCACGGCTTTCGTCGATGGCGTGGAGCAAGTAACGCCCGCGATTCAAAAGCGGATGGCGGAGGAATTCGCGGGGTGTGAGTGGATTGGTCAATAGGTCCCGAATCCCGGTGACAATGATCCGGCGAGCCTCCCAGCGGATGCGGGCGGGCTGGACAATGGTGGAATCCGGATAGTGGATGGTTGCCTTCTGGTTGATCTCGAACATTAAAAAACTTGCTCCCATGACCATTTTGCTGGCATTAGCAAAATGGTCGTCCCGTGTGACTCGGCCGGTCCCCCCTAGCCCGAGGTTTTCTTTGGTTTCGATTTCTGGTTGTCCCCGATCCGTGGTTTGGTGTGGGCGATCGCCTTGCGTTCCAGGGCTGTTTTTCGGGCAGAATGTTCGGTGTCGACCGTTTGGCGATTGGCGTCGTATTCGATGGCCGGTTCGGCAACGGCCGCGTGCATTGCAAGACTTCCGTGGAACATTGCCGAGCTAACGCTTCGTTTGGCGTCGTAGACCCAACCGGTCACCTTATCAATTCCGATCACAAGGTTGGCTTCGAACCGCAAATCGACGGCATGGATGTCGTGTTGTTCTAAATGCGCGGCCAAACTCTCGATTTCAGTGGCCCAATGGCGGAAGATTGCTGCCTTGGCGCGGAGGTTGTCGGTCGTGAAAGGTGTTTTTTCGGTGTTTCGGCTCATGTAAAAATAATAGTTTGAAAAATCTTTGGAATCAATAAGCCTTACGGCCCCAAAGGGTTACCGTTCTACTTAGGTCTTACTAGGTCGCTACTTTGTAAAAACCATGTTGACAGACCTGTTTAGGTCTATATGATTCTGCTTCGTACGGATCACATGGTCACGGTTGGCCCATCGCTAACTGAAAGGTGACCAAGAATGACTCGACCCATGGAGTTGATTGTTGTGAAGAAGATCAAGCTAACCGGCAAGGTTGCGAAGATCGTAGGAGAGCGGCGGAAGGCGGGGATGTGCATCGCATGTGGTGAGGTCCCGCCGGACAAGCGTGAGATTTGCCACCGGTGCTACGGCCGGTACTACAGCAAGATGCCGAGCAAAGCCCATCCGGTGAAACGGGCGCGGTATGAGGCGGCGATGATGGCCGAGGGGTTGATTGGCGAGAACCGTCAAGGCAGTAACGGGAAGTTGGTGCGTTACGAAAAGATTGCGGCAAGTGTCGGGGGTGAGTCATGACCAACGACGATGGATCGGGTTTTGTGTCGCTGCGATACGTTGGCGGCCCAGTGGACAACACGACGGAGCGACGGCCCGTAGCGATGGCTCCCAAGTTGGGCTCGCCGAGCTATCGATTGTCGCGGGGGTGTTACGCGAAGTACGTGTGGAATGGGTCGGCGTTTGTGTTTGAGAAGTGGGCGGGGTAAGGGTGTGGCTGATGAATTTGGAATGGGTGTCCATGGTGCGGGTGACTGGAAATGACTTTCTCGACGTGGCGATTCTGCAATTGGCCGCGATTGGTATTGCCTTTGGGTACGCCGAGATTTTGACGCGGAATCGGTTGCGTCGCAGATAGGTGCAAGTGGTTGGGGTGTTTTGGTTTCATTAACAAAAGGGTGATGTGATGGCTCAGCTATCAGTAGATCGGAAGCAGCGATTGCGAACGCTGGAAAATGACATTCGCAAAAACGCAGAGTCGATTCAAAAGAACGGTCTGCAAATTGGCCGAGACTTGATTGAGATTCGAGATAACGAGTTGTGGAAGGGGGATTACGAATCTTGGAATCAGTATCTCAAGGCCATGGCGGAAGACTTGGTTGGGAAGTCTTGGGCACGTTCGCTTGATTTGATTGAGGCGGCAGAGGTCCGCAAGCGAATTCCTGAAACTTTCAGTAGTGACGTCACTACTGAATTACAAGCGTCTCATTTGAACGAACTTAGCCGATTAGCGCCTACAAAGCAAAAAGATTCTGGTGCTGGTCGAGAAAAAGATTGGTCAAAGCTAAGAAAGCAGGATGTTGAACGGGTCCTCAAGCGGGCGACCGAGATTGCCAAGCAGTCGGCACCGGAAGGAAAACAAAAGGAAATTACGCCATCGGTTCGCGACGTACGCAAGGCAGTTGACGTTGAACTTGGCATCGATCGAACCACTAAGCGAGACGAGCCCAAGCAAGATCCGGGTATCGATCTGCATGTGTATCTGAATCAAAAGATTGGGCAGATTGAAGGAATCATCGAACTGTTGGCAGACGTGCCAGCGGATGGGTGGAAGCAGCTAGAGAAGTCGAACCCGCAATTGGCTGAGCGTTTGGCCACGGTGTGCGACCAACTAGCAGAACTGTTGCGGTCGTAGACCGAGAAGAGGATGTTGTCATGTCAATTGACAGGCATTTGGAGAAGGCTGGTGTTGTTATTGATTCGAATAACACGCTGCCAGCAGGAAGCCGGACGCAAAAGGATGTTAGCCGTTTGATTCATGCGGTGCGAGCCGCTGAGGCAAGCTTCAATGATGCGATTCATTCGGCGAATGAGGCCGCTCGAATTGCGCAAGGTAAGTGCATTGAGTATCAAGCTCGAATTGCCAATCTTGAAATGGAAGTCAGGAAGTATCGATTGAAGGAGCGAATGGAAGCAATGGATAACTTGTCTGTTGCTGATCGGCAGCTTCTTTTGACTAGCACCTAGTCGATCCTTTTGATCTTGGGGATGGCGTTTCTTTGTGTCGATACTGGAACACGCCACCCCCTTTTTTTATCGCTTAGATGGAATGTGTTGTTTGGAATTGGTTTACTGAGTGGGGACAAGGAGGTAATCAGATGTTGGTTTTGTCACGGAAGTTGAACGAAGAGATTTGCATCGGGCCGAATGTGTCGGTGCGGATCGTGGAGATCAAGGGAAACAAGGTCCGGCTGGGGGTGATCGCTCCCAAGGATATGTCGGTGCATCGCGCGGAGGTGGTCGAGAAGATCAACGCGGAGGTGGCGGCGGCCGCCGCTGGCGCGACGATCGCGTACGCAGGTGTCGGTGGCGAGGATGTTGTGACGACTGGGCCGTGGGTCGCAAAAGCGGAAGAGTCGCTGAGGGCGATCCCGTTGTTGGCGGTTCCGGCGTTGCCGTTCGATGACGAGTCTTTGGAGGTGCTGCGGCCGTTGTTGGGTGGCGGTGGGAATTAGGAATTGGACCGACGGAGCGGTCGGCGATGGAGTTGGACCGTAGGAACGGTCCACGACAATGGGTCCACGACAATGGAATTTACGGACGTTCCCCATTTACTCGATCGAATGGATCAAGACGGTGGCCGGAACCGTGATCGAGACCGGTGTTTTTTGGATGGAGTTGGACCGACGGAGCGGTCCACTACATTCGCCCCGAGGTGGTTACTCGCGACAGATGCTCACGGGCCGACGTTGCGGCTGGGTTCGATTCCCAGGGGGGTGCTTGTGAATTGGACCGACGGAGCGGTCGGCGATGGAATTGGACCGTGGGAACGGTCCACGACAATGGTCCACGACAATGGAGTTGGACCGTGGGAACGGTCCACTACCAAGGAGGTGCGGGATGGTGGAGTGCGAAGAGCGGGATGATGTGTTTGCTTGGACGGATCGAAAGTACGATTCGTTCCGGCCTGAACCAGAAGGTAATGGGGTGGGGATTATGTGGGCGGTGGTGGCGTCGATGGTGTTTTGGGTGTTGTTATGGGGGATGTGTTAATCATGGCGTGGAAAGAAATTGCACCGCTGAAGCAAGTGCGAAACCCGAATTGTGTTCGCTTCTATTTCGTGCGAGAGCGAGAAAAAGAGCGGGTCAATGTGATGATCGGTAAGAACTGTTTGGTCGCTGCCAAGCTGAAGATCGGCGATCGAGTCGATGTGGTGTGGGACGAAGAAAAAAGTTTGCTGGGGTTTCGCAAGTCGGACACGGGGCGAACGATCAGCGGGAAGACGGGCAGCGGGTCGGTGATGTTTGATCGGATGGCGGGGGCTCCCGGAAAGGCCATGGCGGCGATGCAAGAGAAAATGATCGACGCGAAGGCGGACAAGGGTTTGTTGGTGATCGAGTGTGCGAAGTATTTGACCTAAAGGCGAGTGCTCGTTGGTCGTAAGTGGGGCGGACGTGGCGGTCCAGTGCGTGCGACGTCCCAAGGTGTTCGACATGCCTTGGGGACCTTTCTGGTGGCCATGCGATGCGAACTGGACCCTTCGGTCGCTGGCTTTTTATTTTCGGGTGGTGACGGTGATGAACGAACGGACGCATGTGGGACCCAGGGAGGTGGCCGAGCGGCTGGGCCTGTCGGTGGATCATGTGTTGGGGCTGATCCGGTCGGGTGTGCTGCGGGCGTCGAACGTGGGGGTGGGACGTCGGCCCAGGTGGCGGGTGGCGTTGGTGGATTTGGTGGCGTTTTTGGATCAGCGAGCGAACGGCGGGACGGCGGCCAGTGCCGTGGTTGTGGCGAGTGGGCGGCGGGTCGGTCGCGGTCGGCGGCGGGCGGTGGTGTCGGACGAAGAGTTTGTTTGAGGGGGACAACGCCGTGGCCAGCAAACGTGGTGAGATCAAACGGGGGAAGCTGGATTTAGAAGAGCGGATCCGTCGGCACCAAAAGCGGGCGGCGACGATCGCGGCGGGGAAGTTGGCTCGGGAGACGGCAGAGGTGGCGGCTCGGAACCAGGCGGCCAAGAACGAGTCGGGCCGGAATGAGGCGGGCCGGAACGAGGCGGGCGAGAAGCCGACACGGAAGCGGGTTGCGAATCGGGTGGTGCAAGTGGGGTTGGGCGAGGTTGGGAGGATGCAGGTGGAGGCGACGGCGGTGGTGGGTGATGTGGTGGATGGTGGTCGTGGTGTGACGCCAATGACGGTGGCCCCGTGGATCGATCAGATGGTGACGCGGATCGGGATGGCGGTGCGGCGGGGCGAGTTCGAGCGGGCGGTGGCCTTGATCAAGGACATTGACCAAAAGGGGTTGGATTACGATCCGAAGTTGGCGCAGCAGGTGAAGCTGGATGATTTTATGGCGGATCATTTCGAGCCGCATCTGGCGGGGATTCTGTCGAACCTTGGTTTGCTGACGTTTCGCCAGGTGTTGGCGTTGCGGCCGGGGGAGTTGGCGGCGATGCCGGGGATGGGTCCGACGTGGGTGGAGCGGGTGGTGGCGTTTTGCCGGACTCGGTTCGAGTGGCATGACGGGCGGATGGCGATGGGGCCGCGGGACGGGTATCGGGATCCGGGGACGGAGCGGGCGGGTGGTCGTGGTGGTCGGCCAGTGAATCGGGCATTCGTGGAGGAGTGGTAGGCGATGGAGCGGCAGTTGGGTTTGTTTGGTGATTTGGATCTGGGGCCACAGCGCGAGAATCAATACGGGTTTCCGTGTGAGGATCGCCGACCGATCGCTCGGGAGTCGGACAAGGAAACGAGTCACGAAGCGGCGACGAATGTGCAGCTAAAGTTGGTGGGGTTGCGGGCGGTGTTTTATCACGTGTTGAAGTCGTTGGGGAAGGCGACGGCGAACGAGGTGGGGGCGGCGGCGGTTGGCGCTGGGTTGGTGAAAAATGCGGAGTCGGTCCGCAAGCGAGCCCAGGAGGTGGTGGATTTGCATTTGGCGGTGGAGTGTGGGACGCGGGTGTGTGGGGTGACGGGTAACTCGGCAACATTATATGAGGCGGTGGAGTGAGTGAGGCAACAAAATTAGAGGGCAGCGCCGAGACGTTTGGGATTTGTTTGCTGTTTGTGGATGTCGTGCAGCGATTTGGATGGCTTCACGGCGAACCGTTGCCAAAGCGAGTCCTAAGTATTGGCGACGCTAATAAGGGCTGGGGCATGGAGTTAAATCCAACCAATGAGCAGCTAGATGATGTTCCGCCATTTACAGCAACCATCACCTGGAATGGATGGCCTGCTGGTTCGTTGGAGGCGTCGGGCGGTTGGATTTGTGCGGGCGAACTTGCCAACGAATCTACCTTTCGTGAGTGGCTTGGTGGAATGAAAAAAGGGGTTAGTGAGGTGACGCCATGAACTCAACTTACGAAGAATCGCCGTGGGTTCGCTGGATGATTCGGCGGGATATACCCCGAGTGGTGGAGATCGAACAAGCCTTGGCCGATCCGATGGACGAAAAGCAGATCATCAAATGGATCACGCAACGGACGGTGATTGGCCGCGTGGTGGAGGTGGACGGGGTGGTGGTCGGTCACATGATTTACGAATTGATGGACGGCCTGTTGTGGGTTCATCGGGTGGCGGTGGATGTGGAGCGACGGCGGCAGGGGTTTGGGTCGGCGTTGGTGCGTAAGATCATGGGGAAGCTGCGGCGGGATGGTCATGCGGCGATCGAGGTGGTGGTGGGGGAGGATGATTTTGAGTTGATCGGGTTTTTCCGGTCGCTGGGGTTTGGGATCGTGGGCACGTTGGGGAAGACGGGGCGGAAGTCGTATCAGTTGCGGTTCAGTGTCGAGGCTCGGTTGCATGTCGATCTAAAGAACCGGATCAAGGGTTAGGTTTTTGGGAAAGGGTGTGTTGGTATGAGTGGTGTGGGTGTGCATGAATCGTCGACGGGGATGCGGCCAAATCCGTTTCCGGAGTTGCAGCCGGGTGGGTCGTTCATGAATGTGTTGTTGGCGGCGGATTGGGTGGCGGGTCAATTGTCGCTGGATGGGTTGTCGCCGGCGGAGCGGCAGGCGTTGATCAAGTCGCATGTGGCACTAGTGACGCGGATGCGGACGTTGGCGTCGAATCTGTCGTCGATCGAGTTGCCGATCACAAAGGAGTGGTTGGATCGGGCGTGGGCGGCGTCGTCGCAGATCGGGCAGCCGGAAGGTGGGGCGGACGATGGACACTAACCCGAAGTTCCGCGATCCGATGGCGATCGCAGGTGATTTGGTGCGGCTGAAGGGGCGGCATCACAATTTGCAGGCGGAGGCGTGCCACTGTATTCAACGCCTGATGGCGGAGCGGGACATGTGGCGGAATGCGGCGATGGGTTTGGCGGATTCGGTGGAGCGGATCAAGGAGTCGGGGCCGTTGGTGGCGGATGATGTGTTGCCGATCCTGGATGTGTTGCCGCGGTTGTGGAAGCAGGGGTTTAAGACGCGGCCGGAAATGACGCGGTGGGTGTTGGTGTCGCGGGACGGGGTCACGGTTTGCACCGGCCAGACGTTTCGCGGTTTGTGTGTGAATATGTTGTTGGCTGGGTTTTAGGGAGCAACGTGACGCATGGCAACGTACTACAGAATTCAAGACGGTTACAATTCGTGCCACTTCCCCGACAAAGTGTGGGACACAATTGTAGAAGTCGTGGAATCAATTCAAGAAAACCCGCAACGGATCATTGATGAAGTTTTGCGGTTGGAGACGGACGCAGACCGCGAGTTGATTGAGGAAGTCGCAGAATGCTACCGAAAGCCAGTTCAGGATTTAACGATCACGGTCGTCGAAAGTGTTGATGGTCGATGGATTGGGCAATTGGCCAGCGGTGGAGAACTGGGTCGTTCCGCCAAAGAATCATGCCGACGCGCCGTGTGCCGATTAGTGTTAGAGGAAATGCACCGACGAAAGATGGAAGTCAGCATCATCGTCGATTGAAGTTGGCTTGATCAATGTGGGTGTGTGGGTGTGGTGTGAGGAAAGGGATTGTGATGGATCGCGATGTGGGAGCTTTGCCCGATGGTACCGTCTACCGGGTGAAGTGTTGGACGGAAGTGTATGAGACGGCGGATAGCCGCAAGCACAAAGCATTGCAGTGGGTCTCGATACCGATCGGGTTCGATAGCGATGGCTTTGTGCGGTTGGTCGAAGAGTTCGGCGAAGAGGCCCCGGCGATGTACGGGGCGTGGATCGCGTTGGTGTTGGTCGCGGCCCGGTGTCCAATCCGAGGGGTACTGTCCACCTCGGGCGGGGATGCTATATCAGAGGCTCGGCTGGCGTTTATCAGTCGCTTCCCAAGTTCCGTCTTCGGGAAGCTGATTGAATGGGCCGCGCGGATCGGTTGGCTCGAGGCACTCCCCTTGGCTGACGTGCGTTTGGCGGTTCTAAGACGCGAAAAGAATAGCCAATCGATTGGTGATCGATCGCCAATCGAGCTACCTAACAAACCTAACCTAACCTTACAAACCCAACCCAACCCAACCCAACAAACCCAACCGACCGTGGTGGGTGGTGGTGGTGGGGTGGTGCTGACGAAAGCGGATTTCGACGCGGTACCGTCCGAGTCGGTCCTGAAGCTGTCGGAGGCTATGGGTCCGGTGCAGTTGGGGTTTGCGATCGAGAAGGTGCAGAGGGGCCGGTTGGCGCGGGTGGTGTTGGCCGCTGGGCTGCGGGCCGATGTGTTGGAGTTGGTCCGGGCCTGCGGGGCGAAGACGACACGGACGCCGATGCGGTATTGGTCCGTGGGCCTGGCCAAGATTTTTGCGACGGCGGGGATCGATCTCGAACGGAGTTTGGATTCGCTGGCGGAGGCGATCGAGATGAACAAGCAAAGGGCGAGCGTGTGAGTGGCCAAGGAGGTGTCGAGTGGGGAAGCGACGGAAGCCTGGTTCGGTTGGTGGTCGTGGTTCCGGTCCGGATGCCGACGTGGAACTGCCTGTTGGCGATGGAGCATTGGAAGCGGAAGAAGTGCCGCGATTTGTTGCACCGGTTGACGTGTTTATCACTCACCGCCGCCATCGGTTGGCCGATCCGCAAGGGGCCAGCACCAAGGCGGTGCTTGATGCGATCGTTAGGGCTGGCGTACTTGCAGACGATAGCCCGCGTGAAATCCGAGAGATCCGAGACCGCCAAGAAAAAGTCCCGACGAACGAAGCGGAGGAAACGGAAGTCGAGTTCCGTGTTGTCGGCTTTGGTCCGCCGCCCGGTTGGCCGAGCGGCCCCACTTAAAAAGCCGCCCCGCGGGTGAAGTAAGGCACTTGCCGAACTTTTGCGCAAATGTTCCTCTTGGATCGTCTAAGTCGGTTGCGACAAATTCGTTTTCTAGTTGGGAGAGTTGGCAATGGATGATCAAGTGTTGCAGTTCGAGAAAAGCATTTTGGCCGCCGCTGCGGAGATGGTCAAAGACAACGCACTTTCGCGTTTTGATTTTTTGAGGCTGAAGTTGCGGTTGCGAATGCCGTCCGTTCGCGCGGAGATGTACAGCGCGGCATCGATGGAGGTGATGGCCCATTCCGGTCTGGCATCGCCATTGGCGATCGACTGGGATAAGGTTTTTGAGTTTCTGAAGTGGTTGATTCCGATTCTGTTGGATCTGTTCACCTAACCTACGTCTAGTCTTTGTCGCGTCGATCGATTGTAGTTTGGTCGACGTGGCTTTTAATCAAGGAGAATGGAATGGACGAAGACAGGCTGATCGGAATTCCTGGCGACACGTTCGTTGACGAGTCATTGATTTTCCCAATGACGGAAGAGTTGCCAGCGTCGGCGTGGCATGTACCAGAAAACCTGCGAAAACTTCACGCGTCTGGGATTGATGGCCGAGGGGTGACGGTTGCCGTTAATGACACTGGTTTAGGGTCGCACCCGTTTATTCAACCAATCAGGGCCGCTCGGGATTTTACAGGGTCGGCATCTGGCCCAGCGGATCGGCAGGGCCATGGCAGTCATTGCGCTGGGATCGTGCGGTCGGTGGCTCCTGGTTGTTTTTTGATCAATGCGAAAGTGTTGGGAGACAATGGCAGCGGATCCACGACCTGGATCAATGCGGGTCGCGTTTGGGCCGCGGAACAAGGCGCGGACGTGATTAGCGAGTCGTTGGGTGACGGAGGCGGGCCGCCGATTGCTGCCGATTTGGCGGCGTACGACCGAGCTTACACGGCTGGCGTGCGGATCTGTTGCGCGGCACTTGGGAACGCTGGCTACAACGGGCGTTCGACGATTGGGCGGCCTGGGTCCTACAGTGACAAGAACCACGGCGTGGCGGCATTGACTTCGGATTGGCGAACCATCGCTGGTTTTTCTTCGGGCGGCCCACAGGCGGCGTACGCGGCTCCTGGGGCTGGTATCGTTTCATGCCGACCGAGTGGCGGTTGGGTGAGCATGTCGGGCACGTCGATGGCGACGCCTTGGCACGCTGGTTTTTGTGCGTTGGTGATTTCGTGGCGACGTCGTCTTGGAATGCCTGAGTTGGTTGGTCCCAAGGCGTGGACGGATTGGTTGTCGTCGGTGGGTCTGTTGATTGATTTGGGGCCGATTGGTTGGGATCCTCGGTTCGGTTTGGGGCGAGTTGATTATGTGAAGGCGTTCGATTTTATGGGCAGCCAATTGGAGTTGATCTAATGATTCGTTACGCAGTTGTGATTTGGTTGTTGATGTGTTCGGTGGCAGTCGCCCAGTACAACACCCAGGCCGAGGTCAAGCCGATCGAGGCCCAGGTCGTTATGGCGGATGCCGCTACGGTTTACCAAACCGGGGAACGGGTGGCGGTTGTTCTACAAAAACCAGACCCGAAGCCATCGCTTGGTGCGGTGCTGGAAATCAAGTCGGACGCGAAGTGGGTGTCCGTGCAAGCTGGCCCGACGTTTGAGTCTTTGCGGGCATTGTCGCAGATTGAGGCTGGGAAGTATCTGTTGGTTGGCCAGGCCGGGAAGTATTTGGTTTTGATTGTTGAGAGTTCGCCGGATGGCCCGCCGGTGTTGCAGTTTCTTTCCGTGTCGCTCGGGGCACCGCAACCAGAACCGGATAATCCTAGTGATCCACCACCGCCAGGTGGTTTCGCGGCGTTGACCGAATTGGTCAAACAGTCAGTGGGTGCGATGAACGAGCCACGGGTGGCGTCGGCGTTGCTGCAGGCGTATTCGCAAGTGGCGGAGAATCCTGGTTTGCAATTAGGCGACGCGTCAAAAGCACGCCAAGCGGCGTTGTTGAGTTTACGGGGCGTGACCAAGCCGTGGAATATTGAGTTTGATAAGTGGGAGGCGGAGATCAAGAAGGTCGGTGTTGGTGATTTAGTGAAGTACCGCGAGTCATTGCGGGCCATAGTTGCGGGGCTCAAGGGGGCTGGCGTGACGGCCGCGACGGCGGTGCGTTACCGCCAGGTGTGTATCGATGGCGTTTGCTATTGGGTGGCTGAATAACCTCGCGATTTCGCGATAGAAGTGGTGTTGGTGATGATTGGCGAATCAGAAGCGATGTCGTTGACTCGGTGGCTTGAGACGCAGTCGCCATTGTGGGTGATTTACGCGTTGGTGATTTTGTTCGTTGTGGCGATCGGTCGCCAGTTGTTGAAGTGGTTCCCAACGGTGTTTGAGAAGCATTGTTTCATGTTGGACACCGCAACGAAAAGCATGGCGGATAGTGCGACCGTTATTGCGGGAATCAATGTGAATGTCAACAACAACAACGAGAAGTTGAAGCACGGACAAGTGGCCATCGCCGACGCGGCGGTCCCAGCATGTAAGGCGATTCTGGTTGTGACGCCGCCAGAGAAGCGGCAAGAAGTTCGCGAGCACTTGGACGAAGTCGTGCGTATTCTGAGTAAGCCGATCCTGAAAGCGTGAAGTGGTAAACGACCTGGTTGATTCTACCGAACAGA